GGTCGGTCCGGTGAAACGGACAAAGAACGTCGCGAGGTTCTGCATGAAGCCACCGAAGTTTTTCGGCTTACGACCCGACACGCCAGCCTTCACGGTGTCCGTCGCGGCCTGATGGTATGGCAGCAGCATGAAGCCAGACTGGCTTTTCCATTGACGACTCCAGCCGCTCATAGGTGGGTTGATCGGGATGCTTCCCTGGGCATCGTTGACGACCGACTGGACGATCTGTTTGTAGTCGCGGGTGATCGCCCGGCGGGCTGACTTGTCGAGATCGTTGAGCACTTTCAGCGCGTCTTTTATGCCGACCGCTTCGATCGTGGTCTCGACTGCCACGTCTATCTCCTCTGTTTTTTCTGGTTGCTCAGCACACTACTAACGGTGAGCAGGTCGCGACCGTCAAATGGAATGTCTGGGGGCCACCAGCCGACTGCTACTAGCACTTCTGCTAGCTGGCGTCGGTAGGTTCCCCGTCCGTAGGGTTTAGCGGTGTGACGTCCTTCGCTTGAATGTCGACGTCCGGGTGCTGCTCGAGCCATTCGCGCCAGGTAGCGGCCTTCGTGTGGCCGCCCAGCTTCAGCAGATAGTGAGACCACCAGGCGAGGTCCGAGATACCGATGCCGAGACCGTCCGATACCTTGCGGTTCTCGGAGCGTTCCCATTCGGCCACGCATAGGAGGTTCGTGTTGACTTCGATCGGTGTTTCACCTGTGGCGAGCGTGATCGTGAGCTTTAGTTTCATGGTCGGGACCTCCTACGGTCAGATTACTGCGACGGTGTAGACGCCCCCGGTGAAGGTCACGTCGATCGTGGACAGCTCACCATACGAGCCGTCGATGACTGGCAGCGTCTCGAGGTATGCGCCGGTGATCGTGAACTGCGGATTCGTTGCCGACGTCGTGGCGCTCGATGGCTTGAGAACGATGTTCGTGGTCGTGCCGACAAGGCCGGCAAGCGTTGCGTAGGTCTCTGAGCTGGCGAAGCTGTTGTAGAGGGTCAGGGTGACTTCGTTCATCTGGAGGCCGCCGACGTACTTGTGGGCGGTGTCTCCGAACGCGGTGGCCTCGAGCTGGTCGACCGAACGGTTGAGCGTCGCGGACGTGCATTGACCGGTCAACGCGACCGAGTTGACGGTGACGGTGGGGTTCTGGAGGTAGGTGGCCATGAGTTACTCCTGTTCGTTGTCGTCAACCTTAGGGGCAGACTTCTTGCTGGTGGTGGATTCAATGAAGCCGTGCTCGAGCAGCGCCTCCACGTTGATCCCTTTTTCGGGGATGAACTCGTCGCCTGGTGTGCCGACCTTGTCCGAAACTACGCGATACTTCGTCATGGGTTCGACTCTAGTCTGACGATGAGCTCGTATCCGGGAGCGATCGTTCCACCGATGTCGATCGAGATCGGCCGGCCGTCGGTCACGGCTACCTCTTTCGCGATCACCTGGGAGGCGATGGTGAGCACCTGGTCGAGTGCGTCCTGGTTCCCTGGCCCGGAGCTGATGATCTGGACGGGGATGGTCATAGTCACGATCCGATAGTTGAATGCCTCGAAGCTCGGCGCGCCGATGAGCACACAGCCGGGGGTGATGTTGCGGGGGTCTCGCACGACCGGCAGGTTCGTGATCGTGGCGAGGGTCGTGGCGAGCTGGTCGAGCGCCGCGTTGAACATTCCCGTCCCGGGCATCAGGCGACCTGCGGGCGGTCGATCCCGAGCAACTGTTTCACCATCGCACTCATGCCGAGGATCTGGCCGCCGCCCATACCGTCGAATGTGGCGAACGCGTCCCCGAGCGAGCCGCGAGCGCGGTACAGCGCGCCGGCATACATGATCGTCCCGAGCTTCACGTCCTGGCTCGGCACCGTGGTCAGGCTGTCGAAATAGCCGGCCTCGCTTCTGCGGCGAAACGCGAACGCGCAAGCAGCACTAGCGGCGGTGGTGATGAGCGCTGAATCGTTTGCTGAGACGACGCTGATGTTCAGCCAGGTTGAGACGTCGTTCGCGTTTATCCACGTGCAGGTCGGTGTGTATGTGACGGTGCCGGTCGCCGCCTGCCGTTCGACGTTGCTCGCCACTTTCGCGTAGAGCACCTGGTTCTCGATCGTGATCTCGGGGTCGTAGATAAGGTCGCCGTACTGGTCGACCGATGTGAACAGGTAGCGCGGCAGCGCGTACACGGTGTAGGTGCCGTTGAATGTGGCGTCGACTCCGGTGACGGTGATCGACTGACCGACCTCCAGCTCCGTAGGGGTGAGGAGCTGAAGGACGGCGTAGTCGTCAACCAGGTATTTGTGTGTGACCGTGTAGGCGGCCATGTGGGCCTCCTTAGCGGCTAGTTACGACTTGAGAAGCTTGACGAACTTCGTGGCGTCTGCCATGAAGGTTGCGGCGTAGCCGCGCCAGGCGATCGTGCGACCGAGGACCGATGGCACCTCGACGCTGACGGCGCCCTTCTGCTGCTCGTAGAACTCGAAGCCTGCGGCTGGTCCGGCTGCGTGTCCGACGACACCGTTCAGGCCACCCGAGCCGGTCGAGCCGGCCATGTTCTTGTCGACCACCATGACGAGGCCGAGCGGGTTGCCGTTCCAGCTGTTTGCGCTGGAGAAGCCGAGGGCGTTCTGGCCGTTGAGGCCTTGCGCTCCGACGAACGGAAACAGCGGTCGGTCCTGCCCGTCCGTGACTTGCGCGAGTTTCGCCCAGGTCACAGGTGCGCAGAAGAAGTGCGTCGGCAAGTAGTTCGAGCCGTTGCTGATCTGGTAGGCAGCGCCGTAGATCGCGGCGACCCACTCAGCTGCGTCGCTGAGGTCGGTGATCGTCTCGAACTGGGTGGTGCCGGCGACCATCTGGTCAACCGCGTAGTTGTCGGTGGCCTGACCGTAGGCGATGGCGAGCTGCTCAAGGATGATGTTGAGGCTGGCCGGATCGCTCCAGTCGAGGTCCTGTTCTGAGACGGTGACGTACGTGCCGAATGTGAGCTTGCTGATGTCGTTGTTCTGCACCGTCACGCTCGAGGGGTCGAGGGTGTTGAGCTGGCCGGTCGGCTGCTGCGTGACCACCGGGCGGGCGGTGATCTTCGGGCGGCGAAATGTTGCACCTGCTCCGGGCATAGCCTTCGTTCCGATCGCGGACACGAATGGGCGGATCGCGTTCAGGCCGTCGTACACCGGGCCGACGATCTGCTCAGGCAGGATGCCGGGCGTGTCGGTGGTCGTAATGTCTGGCGCTGCCGCTTTGATGTTCGCGTTCATTTGCGCGAAGTCGTGACCGCCGCGCACGAAGGCGGCGATGTATTCGGCGGGCGTCGGAAGCTTGTAGGACCGTGGCTGTGCGAACACAGTCTGTACGGTGGAGGCTTCGATGACGGCGGGTGCTACTTGCTCGGACATGGGGGTCTCGCTTTCTGGGTTCTTGTTTTCAGTATTGCCTATTGCTTCGGTCTCGTGGTGGATAGTACCGCTTGCAGCGATCTCGGTGATCGTGGCACCGGCGAAGGCCGGGATCGGGACCAGCGACAGTTCCATCCAGTCGGCTTTCTTGACGACCATAACGTCGCCGTCCCAGCTGAACTTTTTCGGGTTGATTCCGACGCTGACGGAGTCGATGACCGATTCCTTCATGAGCTGGATCGCTTCGTCGGCAAGGGCGGTCTGGGCGAGCTTTGCCTCGAACAGCATTCCTTCTTCGGTGTCGACGCGCCCGGTGACTAGGCCGACGGGCTGGCTGGCGTCGTGGTACATGAACAGCTTCGGGGCCTTGCCGGTGGTCGGTAAGGCGCCTGCTTCGATGCGGATCTTCTGGCCGTCGTTGACTTCGGCGACGACGCCGTAGGGGACGGCAATGCCGGAGATCGTGCGGCGCGGGGTGCCGTCCGGGGCGGCTGCGTCGATGGTGACCTGGGCGGTCAGTTTGACCGGGGAGCCGGCGGTCATTTCCATTTCGTCTTCGTCTTCGATCTCAAGTTCGCCACCTGGTTCGATGCCTTCCTCGGTGCTGATCGCGACCATCTGGTCGATGGCGTCCTGCTTCAATAAGTGGCAGCCGAGGATTTCCATGTCGTCTTTGACGACTGCCCAGCCGGCGCATTCTTCAGAGTCTTTTGTGATGTAGTACGGCATTAGGCAAGCGCCTCCTGTGTGTTCTCAGCGGGTTGAGCGTTGAGGATTTCTGATCCGATGTATGCCTCGACGTTGAACTTCACGCCGGTCCCGTGCGGGAGCACGTTGTCGGAACTAAGTGTTTCTTCGATACAGGTCATGATGGGCTTCAGGCCGAATGTGTAGAGGTCTTCGCGGGCGCTGGCGCTGTTCGTGTAGCTGTATGACCCGGTGGCGATGCCTGCCAGGTATGGCGGGATTCCGATCGCGCGGCAAAGGTCGCGGGCCTGATAATCGGCGGCTTCAATCAGCAGCATTTTGTCCGGGGTCGCGAACGACTCCTTGACGTCGATGTATTCGTTGACTGCCGCTGTGGCATTGTTGAGGCGGGCGACGTCGAAGGCCGCTGCTAGGTCTGCTAGCTCCTGGCCGCTGAGGGGTTCGCCCCCGGTCTGCTTGAGAACTACGGACGGGATGCTGGACATGGCGTTGCGGAAGCGTGCCTGCTCGAGCTTTAGCGCGGTGTCGATCGCTTTCGTGGTCGTGTAGATCAGGCCCTGGATCGGGCTGATGAACTGGATGACGTCGCGGTAGTCGATCGGCAGCCCGTTGAACATGAGCTGCTTTGAAGGTCCGAACTTGACTACCCCGGTCTGGTCCTGCATCGTGACCATCGCGTAGGGCAGGCGGGTGAAACTTGAGGGGAAGCCGTCGCTAGTCCTCTCGGTGACGTACCAGTAAGCGCTGCCGTAGAAGACGAGGTCGTCGGCGGTCCAGCTGAGGATGACGCTGTTCGGGACGCCTTTGTCGATTCGCGACAGCCAGGAGCGCGGCGCCTGCGGGACCTTTTCCATGTTGTCGCCGTTCCACATAGCCCGGTACGCGTCGAGCTGTAGCGATCCGATCGTGCCGCAGATCAGGTCACGGCCGCGTGCGATGACGGGGACGGACATGGCGCGCTGACGAAGGTCGCCCTCGATGTACGAGTAGAAGTTGTTGATCT